TCTGCTTCAGATTGGCGTCGATGACGTGCTGACGGAGTGCCTTGGGCGCTGACATTGGTCAGTCCTGCTTCAGGCTGGCCGCGAACGCCTCTGCTTCGGCCTTGGTGTCGAAGATCACGGGGAGTTCACCTTCGTCAACGTCACAGTGCGGGGCCGTCCAGTCCCCATCGCACAGGGCGACGGGTCCGAACGAGACTTCCATCTCGCGCGTGGCCTCCGTCCAGACCCATGCGCGCACAGGTGACGCGAACGGGGGCTGAGAGTAGACCGGTCGGACCACGATCCAGAGCGGAGAGCCGGTGTGCGGCTCGATCCTTCGCCACGACGACCCGAGATCGTCGGCTGCGTGTACGGTCATGCTGACACGCGGTGCGCGTCCATTGGTAGCCACGTGCTGGGTGTCCCTTCTGGGCTGATCATGCCCACTTGTTGCGCCCGCTTGGCGCGGACGGCTATGATACGCCTAGACTTCGTGCTGGAGTCCTGCTCGGGAGCCCCTGCTGACCGAAAGGTCGCGGGGGCTTCGGCTTTCTACGCCTGCGTGATGCCCGCGCCACTCCGGTAGCGGAGGACGTACTCCAGCAGGTCATCCGTCCAGATGATGGTGGCGTTCCCGCTCTTCTGGGCGGGCAACTTGCCCTCCTTGATGGCGCGGTGGATCGTCCAGCGGCTCACGCCGAGTCGGCGGGCGGCTTCCGTGAGGCTGTAGGCCGTGACGGTCTGGGTTCGTGCTGACATCGATGCTCCTGAAAGGGAAAGGCCCCACCAGCCGGGGCTGATGGGGCCAGTGTAGCACGTTTGCTACACGGTGTGGCTCAGAACGGGAGGTCGTCGTCGGCCACGGCCGGGGGCTGCGGGGCGCGGGTGGCCGGTGCGGCTGCCGGGGTGGCGCGACCGCGCGGGGCGGCGACGATGCGCTCGATCTTGGCGAAGCCGCCGTCGTCCACGATGGTGGTGACCAGCACCTTCTTGCCGACGAGGTCGTCCTCTTCGAACCCGGCCCCGACAGCGGCCTTCTCGGGGCCGACGAGCGCGAGCAGGTATTCGAAGATGCGGGACTTGGGGCCGGTCATGAGGGTGGTGAGGCTGTTGATCTCGATGTCCTTCTCAGGACCCTCGACCAGCCACGACCACTCCAGAAAGTCCTGCTCCTCGCCGTTCTTGCTGAACTTGGTGACGAGGCGCTTCGGGGCGATCCCGACCAGCGTGGCCGGGTAGGTGCCGGGATCGAGGGCGGGCGTTCCCGCGCTGACGGTGATGAGCGGCATGTCGCTCGTTCTCCTTCGTGCTGGCGTTCGTGCTTGGTGCTACGCCGTTGCAACACGGATGCTACCACGTGCTACACCAACATGCAAGGGGGTCGCGACGGGGGTTGTACGATGTGCGCCATGAACGCACCCAGCACGACGGACAAGCCCCGTCGAACCACGCGCGCACGCTGCACGGTGTGCAAGTCCGAGCATCGTCCCCAGTTCCACGCCCTGAAGGTCGCGGGCCTGACGCCCAACGCGATGGAGACGGAGTCGCGGAAACTGGGCAAGCCCATCAAGGCCGAGACGTTCCGGCGCCACTTCGCGGAGTGCCTTGACGGCATGGACCCCGCCAGCGACCTGTCGCTCGCGCAGCAGGTGGACGCGGCGGCGGCAGGCGCATCCACGCAGGCCGAGTTGGACTTCGCGTCACTGGTGCAGAAGCGCGCCGCCCAGATGCTGGAGGCTGGCGAACTGCGCGTGACCGCATCGCACGGCCTGCAGGCGCAGGCCCTGCTCGACCGCCGCGCCGAGAAGCAGGCCGACCGCGACCTGTCGCTCAACCTCGCGCGCCTCATGAGTGGCGCGATCTTCATGACACCGGTCGAGGTAATCGAGGGGCGGGCCGTCGAGATCGGCATGCTGGCTCCCGGCGATCTGGTCGAGCCGCGTGCCTAGCCTCGCCACCACGCGCGCCCGCAACGAGACACGCTCGCAGGACGCGAAGCACCCCGGTCGTGGTGCGACCAAGCGGGCGCAGCAGGCGCTCGCCGCCTCGATGATCAACGCGGGGCCGGGCATCTTCGGCCCCTTCGCCCAGACCGACTTCGCGCGTGACATGATGCGCGCCCGCTGGGACGTGGACTTCTTCGCCCGGCGCTTCCTCGGGATCAACCCGCACCCCGGCCAGTCGCGGCTGTTCAAGGCGTACATCACCCGCGACGAGTCCCGCTTCCAGCCGCGCTACCTGACCATCGCGGCGGCGGCAGGCAACCGGGCGGGCAAGACCCTCGGCCTCGCCATCGTGATCATCCACTCGACCCTGTTCAAGATGGGGCGCCGCCCGCCGAACCCGCTGGACGAGCGCGACGTGGAGCGATGGCTGTCGCAGGCGTACGAGTGGTACCACTTCGGCATCCACAGCGAGGTCAGCGAACTCGTCTTCCACGAGATCGTGCGCATCCTGTCGGGGACGCACGAGGCGCAGAAGAACCGCTGCCCGCTCAGTGACGCCATCGGGCAGGACGTGGCCGCATGGGACAAGAAGTACCGGGGCGAGTACCCGATGATCGTGTGGCACCCCATGCTGGGCGGTGGCGCGATCCACTTCCGCACCACGGGCGAGCGGGCCGTCGGCTCACTCGGCAAGGACATGGACGGCGAGTCCTACGACGAGTGCGCGTTCGAGCCCAACTTCGACTTCGTCATCGATGAGGTGCTGCACCTGCGCCGCCTGTCCACGGGCGGGCAGTTGTTCCTGATCGGCACGATGACCGAGGGCCTGACGGCGTTCGCGGACAAGTGGGAGGAGGGCAACCCCGACAACCCCGACCGCAAGATCGACTCGATCTCGATCCGCATCAGCACCCGCGAGAACATCGGGTTCGGCATTGACGAGAAGATGTTCAACCGGCTGATCGCCTCGATGCCCCAGTACCTGATCCCGCAGAACATCGATGGCTTCCCCATCGAGTCACGCGAGGCGTTCTTCGGGGCCGAGTCCGTCAAGGCCATCTTCACGGACATCCCCGAGTACACGCCCGCGCTGGCCGGGCACCGCTACGTGCAGGGCGTTGACCCGGCGTTGACCTTCGACTCGACGTGGAGCGTCGTCCTTGATGTCACGGCTGGGGACATCTGGCGCGGCTCGTTCATCGAACGTCTATCGGGGCGCCAGACCCACCTCACGGTGGCGGGCATGGTGCTGAACACCCACAACGCGTACACCGCCATCGACAAGCGCACGACGTGCGTGAGCGGCCTTGACGCCACGGGCTTCGGCGGCAAGGTGTTCCGCGACCTGCTGCCGATCAACGTGCGGGCCGTCGAGTTCGGCGGCACGCGGCAGAAGAAACTCCACCTGCTGAACCAGTTGAAGAAGGCCATCGAGTCTGGGAGACTTCGCTTGCCCAAGACGGGCAAGTGGCTGGGGCTGAGGCGGCAGTTGCTCGGGTACAAGTTGGACGACCGCAAGATCGAGCAGGACGCGGTCATGGCACTGGCCGTCGCGGTTGATGTGGCGCGAAGGAACCCCGGCGCCATGTCGCTCGACGCGCCGTTTGACTTCTTCGACCCCTCGCCTGTCGGTGTACTATCCGGCCCAGAACTTCTCGCCCGGCTCGCCCGTGGCTCGTGATGTGATCGGGAGACGAACGTGGCGCTAGCAGTCCTCGACCTGAACAAGGCCATCGAGTTCTCGCGCCGCGACCTCAACAACGGGACCTACAACGAGGAAGAACTCGTCCTGATGCAGGACATCGCGTCACGGCGCACGTCCGTGTTCGCGGACCAGCAGTCCTTCGCCGCAGCCTGCGACCGCTGGGATGCCCTGTACTACCCGCCCGAAGAGGCGATGCTGGTGGACAAGGGCGCCTCCCACTGGTGGACGCACTCGTCGGCCAAGTTGCCGGGCAAGGCCCACGTCTCGGTCAACACCCCGCCGATCTACGTGGACATCCCCGCCGCCCTGCAGGCGGTGACCCCCATCGAGAACATCCTGCCCAACGAGGACACCGACGACGCCCGCGAGACGGCCGCTCTGGCCGAGCGGCTGTACATGTCGTGGAAGTCGGAGATCGGGCTCGACATCAGCGGGCACCGCGCCTGTGTCGTGAAGGGCCTGTACGGGCGCACGGCCGCGAAGGTGTTCTGGGACGAGGAGACGGGCTGGCCCCGCGTCGAGGTCATCGACCAGCCGCGCAACCTGTGGCTGGGCTGGGGCCAGAGCGACTACCGCACCCTCGACTGGGCGGCGTACACCTACCTCGTCACCCCCGAGGAGGCGTTCAGCAAGTTCGGCCTCGTCGCCGTCGAGCAGCGGGATGGCGAAGGCCGGTCGTACCCGTACCTCATGCCCTACTCGCTGTTCGGTTCGTGGTCTGATGCCCGACGCGTGATGTGGTCGTACGGCCACATCGAGGTCACCGACTACTGGTACCGGCAGCCGCGCAAGCAGACGGCCACACCGAGCGGTCGGCTTCGCCCCGTCAAGCACGACACGTGGAACGCGATCATCGTCGGCAACCGGATCGTGCAGAACCGCAAGTTCACCGAGTACGGCGGGATGATCCCCTACGTGCCGGTGTTCAACTCGTTCATCCCCGGCGTGCCGAACGGCCGACCCGAACTGTTCGACATCGAGCAGTTGATCCGCGAGAAGGACGAGCGGCTGTCGAGCGGGTCGCAGTTGATGCACAACATCGTCAACGCCCAGTATTGGCAGTTGGTCGGACCCGACGCCCCGGACGCCGTGCCCATCGGCCTGCGGCCCAAGGCCAATCAGGTGATCGCCCCCGGTGGCGGGAACCGGGTCGAGCGCATCGAGCCGTGGATGCCCGAGTTCCAGTTGGAGCAGTTCCTGTCCCGCATCGACCGCGAGATGGTGGATGTGAGTGGTCTGAACGACCTGCTCCGTGGCATGGCCCCGGCCTCCGTGATGTCATCGTCCAAGGCCATCAACGCACTCGTCGCCAACTACGAGACGCGCATCTCCATGAAGCGCGACCTGTACTACCAGTGGCGCAAGGACGTGTGGGCGCTGGCGAAGCGGGTCTGGATCGCCAAGGACCCGA